AAAGAAGAAGTTGGTAAAACGCCTACTTCCATAACTTTTAGTCCTGCTATGATTGCAGCAAAAGCTATGGAAAAAAAGATAATGGATCAATTAGAAGAATCAAGTGCTAATAAATCACTAAGAAGCACTGCATTTGAAATGGCTTTATTTGGCACAGGTGTCATGAAAGGACCTTTTGCAGTAGATAAAGAGTATCCTAATTGGGGTGATGATGGAGAATATGATCCAACATTTAAAACTATACCTCAAGTATCGCATGTATCTGTGTGGAATTTTTATCCTGATCCTGATTCAACAAACATGGATGACGCACAATATGTCATTGAAAGACATAAGATGTCTAGATCACAATTGCGTTCATTAAAAAAGAGACCTCACTTTAGACCACAAGTTATAGAAGACGCTATAGAGGCAGGTGAAAACTATGATAAAAAGTCATGGGAAGATGACTTAGCAGACTACGCACCTGAAAATTATATAGAAAGATTTGAAGTATTAGAATATTGGGGTAACTGTGATGTTGATATGTTATTACAACAAGACATTGAGATACCTAAAGAATTACAAAAATTAGATGAAATACAAGTTAATGTATGGATATGTAATGGCAAGTTAATTAGAATGGTAATTAATCCATTTAAACCTGCAAGAATACCTTATGTAGCAGCACCATACGAACTAAATCCATATTCATTCTTTGGTGTGGGTGTAGCAGAAAACATGGATGATACACAAACATTGATGAATGGTTTTATGAGAATGGCAGTAGATAACGCAGTATTATCAGGAAACTTACTTATAGAAGTAGATGAAACTAATTTAGTTCCGGGACAAGATTTATCTGTATATCCGGGCAAAGTATTTAGAAGACAGGGTGGAGCACCCGGACAAGCTATTTTTGGAACTAAGTTTCCTAATGTAGCAGGAGAAAATTTACAGTTGTTTGACAAAGCAAGGCAGTTGGCAGATGAGAGTACAGGTATGCCATCGTTTGCTCATGGTCAAACAGGAATAACAGGAGTGGGTAGAACTGCTTCAGGAATATCTATGCTCATGAACGCAGCGGCAGGAAGTATTAAAACAGTAATTAAGAATGTAGATGATTATTTACTTAAACCTTTAGGTGAGGGATTGTTTAAATTTAATATGCAGTTTGATTATGATCCACAGATAAAAGGTGACTTAGAGGTAAAAGCTCGTGGTACAGAAAGTCTCATGGCTAACGAAGTTAGATCACAAAGGTTGATGCAATTCTTACAAGTATCATCTAATCCTGCATTAGCACCTTTTGCTAAGTTTCAATATATAATACGTGAAATAGCAAAAGCTATGGACTTAGACCCTGATAAAGTTACAAACAATATGGATGAAGCTGCACTACAAGCAGAACTCATGAAAGATTTTAGAGCACCCCAACAAGAGCAAGCTCAACCACAAGCACCTGCAGGAGTAGACCCTAGTGACCCTACAGGTTCAGGTGGAGGAACAATAGGTACAGGAATAGCACCTACACCTCAAGAGCAAGGATTTACAGGAAGGTCACAAGTTGGAGAACAACAACCACAAGCAAATAATCAGCCAACTCAAGGGGTGGGTGAACAATCCAACCCATTGGGAAACATTCAATAAGTATATAGACATTCTTATTGAGAGTCAGCATAAAGCTCTAGAACAGACAGATAATGTTGTGCTAATGCATAGATGTCAAGGTGCAATACATACATTACGTAGACTAAAGCTAATAAGAGATGAGGCAAATGCAAACCAGTCTAAATGATCAAATGGACAATATGTTAAATAAGTCAAAGTCTATAGGGGGTAGTGATTATAATCCTCAAACGTTTGATAAAACTATAGAAGACCTCAAAGAGATAGGAACAGGATTACTAACAGGAACTATAGCGATTCCATCTGATATAGCAACAGGAGCAGAGGTAGCTACTACTTTTCTAGCTGAAAATGCTTATAGTCCTTTAGCAATGTTAATAAAAGATAACCTACAACAGTTTGAAAAAGAGTATGGAAGAAAAGCATTTGATCAGGGATTTGAAGAAATAACAGGAATAAAGTCCGATCCTACAAATATGAACCAGCTTGTAGGTGAAATATTATCTCCTACAGGAGCATTTTTAGCACCTGCCAAATTAGTTGATAAATTGTCTGATGGTGCTTCTGCATTATATAGCAAGATAAAAAATACTCTATCTAATAGTGACTTTGTAAAAAGTAATTTAGTTACTGAGGGAGCATATACTGATCCTATCATGACTATGCCTAAAAAAGAAGTAGATATAAATAGACCTAAAATAGATTTAAGCACAGTTGCTCCTGATTTAACATCATCTAAAAAATATATTGAAGCTGAATCAAGTGCCATACAATCAACTGAAAAGTTTAACAAAACACAAAAAATAGGAAAAGATGGTGCTTCATACGAAGATTTATCTTTTGAACAAAAACAAAAACTATATGATGACACAGGAATATATAGAGGAGAAGATGGTAAGTTAAAAACAAATATAAGTATGAAAGAAGTGTCTTTAAAAGATGAGGCATTTGAAGAGTTCTCTGAAGCAGTAGATTTTGGGAAAATAAAGTTAGTAAAAGAAACTACATTAAAAAATATAATTAATCATGCTGATTTATTTAAAATGTTTGATAAAAGAATAGCTATAGATAAAACAAACGCAGGAGTGTATAAAGACCTTTTGCCTAGCACCTATGGTCCTATAGGGGATATAAGAATTAAAGTAATAAAGGATGAGGGTTCTTTAAGAGAAGAAATAGGAAAAGGTGGAGCTTTTGCAAGTTATGATCCTGTATCTGATACTATTTATGTTCCTAAAAGAGCCACGCCAAGAGAAATGCTAAGTTCAATTATTCACGAAACACAACATGCCATACAATATAGACAAGGATTTCAAGGAGGAGATAACACATTAAGGCATCTTCCAAAAGAATATTTTACAAAGTATAAAGACGTACAAAATCAAATTAAAAATTCTGAGGAATATAATTTTTTAAGTAGCAATTTTAATAGGTCAGAAGGAAAAGTAATAAACAAAAATATGGAATGGTTAAAACCATCTGTTGATGCTACATTTGAAGATGCCATGACAGTGTTTTGGAAAGCTAATAATGATCCTAAATATTACGCAAACGCAGCAGAGTATGAATCTGGATTAAAAGAATATTTAGCAACTCATAGAGAAGAATTTGAAGATGACATGAGAAATACACTCATACAGTTAGCAAAAAGAGAAGCTCCTACTTTTAATAAATATAATAAAATTAACTTGAAAGTTGATAAAGGAGATATGTCCTATGGCTATTTAGATAATGGAGAAATAATAAGAGAGTATGAATTTACTGACGGAGATATAGCTTTAATTAATCATCTTAGAGAGGGTGGAGGTAAGTCAAAAGGTAATATTATGTACACAAACGATCTTGCAAAACAAGAGCGTATAGAGTATGGAGCAGATAGAGCACCAACTCCAGCAAGTTTAAATAGCGTTATTAGCACTAGAAAAACTAATTTTGAAAATCATATAAAAATGTTAGCTAGGCTTCGTAAACAACAAGGTCAATTAGATAATATATATAGTATGGCAGAAAAAAGATATTTTAATTCTTTTGGAGAAAAAGAAGCTAGATATGCTCAAATGAGATTAAACAGTCCTGATTTAAGACCTGCAGATGATATGTTTTTTAAATTAAGAGGAAAAAGACAAGGTAGAGAATCAGTAGACGTAGTAGCGAGTGAGGAATAAATATGACTAAAATAAGAGACATGTCAAAGCTAGAAGCGGCAGCTATGAAGATGGGAATAACAGGAGAAGAGTTAAGAGCCTTTCTTCCTTTAATGCTTGAAGTTCAAGACGAGATAAACAAAGAAAAGATAAAAAATTTAAAAAAGGCTACAGAAAAAGCTAAAGGTGGAAACATAGAAAAACAAATGGAGATGTTTCAAGATGGTGGTCTTAAAGATGAAGGTAATACAGTAGACCCTGTATCAGGAAACGATGTACCTCCGGGAGCTACACAAGAAGAAGTGAGAGATGATATACCTGCACAATTAAGTGAAGGAGAGTTTGTATTCCCTGCAGATGTCGTAAGATATATAGGTTTAGAAAAGTTAATGAGATTGAGACAAGAAGCAAAAATGGGTCTCAAGATGATGGAAGAAATGGGTCAGATGGGTAATGCAGATGAAGCAACAATACCTGATGATATACCATTTAGTATTATAGATATAAATATGTCAGAAGAAGATGACGAAGTAGAAAAAAGGGCAGAGGGTGGAGTCATAGAGGCAGCAAATGGTTTTGCAGGTACAACGACTACAACAAATCCATTAACTACTGTGCCTTCTAACATTCAAGGATCACCAACAGGTCTTAGATCATCGTATACTGCTCCTAGTATACCTACACCTACTACTGCACCCATAGGTGGATTTAAGTATAAATCTCCTATTGACACCACTAAAAAGTTTACATATAGTGGTGCTTTGGGAGAAGACTTATCACAAGCACCTGACGAGTATAGAACATATGTAAACGATGCAGGTGCAGAGATACAGATACCATTTAAAAACGGAGAGATATTAACAGGCTTTAGTGTTCCTGAAGGATTTAAAGCAAAGACAGATAGTCCTTTAGCACCTAAGATACAAACTGCTAGAACTAAAACTGCTAGAGTAGAACAACAAACAGGCAGTGATGATAGCGATAGTGAGATGGCTGATTTAGGTGGAGCTAGAACGACAATAGGTGATGTAGAATATGCTGTTCAATATAACTTAGATGGCACAATAGGATTACAAAGCCTTGATAATTATAGACAAACAGGCAGAGCTAATTTTCAAAAAACAACTACAGAAATAGCAAATGCTATTAAAGATCAGACAAAGGGTCAACTAGCACAATTAGGCTACATGGGCAAACCTCAGGCAGCAGTAGCAGTTGAATTAGCTAAGAAAGCAGGAATAACAATACCGGGAATAAATCAGATACAAGGGTTTATTGATAAAAGTAAAACTGCAACTACTAAACTTAAAAATATTAATCCTAAAGAAGTTAGCGTTTTTGATCCTGATCAATTTTTAAGAGATGATCAAATAGTAAAAGATGATGAATTTAAAAAGAAAACAGGCAGAAAAAAATTAGGAAGAGATTTATTTACTAGCAAATCTGATCAAGGAAGAGGTGTTCAAAGAGGATTAACACCAACAGAGGCAGAAATGAGAAGCATACAATCAGGATTACAATCTGGAACAGGTCAACTTGATACATCAGGTATAGATTTATCTAATATAGGAACAGGAGTTGGTGCTAGTGGTGATTTAGGTGGTGGTGGAGAATCTATTAGTACGGATGACCAACAAGAATCTAATATTGGTGGTGAAGTTGGAGCTAGTGCAGGTTCTTTTGGTGGCATAGGAGATTTTAAACAAGGTGGACTTGCAAAGAAAAAAGTTAAACCTAAGAAGATGAAGCGAGGTGGATTAGCTTCTAAAAAATAATCCACATACTAGCTACTTATCCCCCGAAAGATGGCTACGATAACCCTAGGAGTAAAAAATGGCAGAAGAAGCTAAACAAGAAGAAATGGTGGTAGATGCTACACCGAAGAAAAAAGCATTCATGACTAAACGTTCTACTCATGAAGACAGAATTAAAAAAGATGAGGAAGAATTAAAAGAGCTTATGAAAGAAGCAAAAGGTGAATCTGAAGAGCCTACTGAAGAGAAGAAGGAAGAAGAAGAAGAACCGAAGAATGCTGAAGAAAGAACTTTTAAGAAGCGTTATGGCGATCTGCGAAGATATAGTCAAGAGAAAGAAAAAGACTTTCAGAAGCAGATAGACGAATTAAAAAATCAACTAAGTCAAGCCACACAAAAAGAAATGAAGTTGCCTAAGTCAGATGAAGACATAGAGGCATGGGCAAAAGAATATCCTGATGTGGCTAAGATTGTAGAATCTATTGCAATGAAAAAAGCAAAAGAACAATCTACAACTCTAGAAAAGAAGTTGAAAGAGATAAATGAGTTCAACGAAAAGACTGTAAAAGAAAGAGCAGAAGTTGAGCTTATGAAGATACATCCTGATTTTGATACCATCAGAGATAGTGATGACTTTCATGATTGGGCTGAAGAACAACCACAGTGGGTACAAAAAGCGTTATATGAAAACAACAATGACGCAAAATCAGCGGCAAGAGCTATTGACCTCTACAAAGCAGATAGAAATATTGGCAGAGAGGATAAGAGCAAAAGCAGTAAAAGTGCTGCTACACAAGTTAAAACAAAAGGCGAAAAGACTACACCTACTGTAGAAAGTAATAATAAGATATTAGAATCGGAAGTTCAGAAGATGTCTGCAAAAGAATATGAAAAGAAGTCAGACGTAATTATGGAAGCAATCCGATCAGGGAATTTTGTCTACGACATATCAGGCTCTGCTAGATAATCAGTTGACAAAATGTTGTTTATAGGTATAACTATAGATAACTAAAAATGTGACCTCTCCACGTGGACAACTCACATATAATCAAACACTTGGAAGCCTACCTTATAGTACGAGCCTATGTTTGACTAGCTATTAAACATACACCTTAGATACTATTAGCCGATGACGAGTAAATATAGCACATTCGTGCATTTGTTTTATTTTCAAAATGGAGATGAAAATGGCATTTAAAACTGCAGCAGGTTACGGAAATCTGCCTAATGGTAATTTCTCCCCAGTTATTTACTCTAAGCAGGTTCAGTTAGCCTTTAGGAAAAACTCCGTTGTTGAAAACATCACCAACTCAGATTACTTTGGTGAGATTTCCAACATGGGTGATTTCGTAAAAATAATAAAAGAGCCAGAAATCACTGTTAAGGAATATGCTAGAGGTGCAAACGTTCAGCCTCAAGACCTTGACGATGAAGACTTCACATTGACTATTGACAAAGCAAACTATTTTGCTTTCAAGATAGACGATATTGAAGAGGCTCACAGTCACGTAAACTTCTCTCAACTAGCAAGTGACAGAGCAGGTTACAGACTAAAAGATAACTACGATCAAGACGTACTTGGTTATCTATCAGGATTTGCACAAGCATCTAATAATGCAGTTGCAAGTTCAGCAAACTCAACAGTTAATGGAACTAAGTCAGTATCAACTGCAGGTTCAGATGAATTGTTGACAAGCATGAAGCTAAAGAAGGGTGACTTCGGAAACATTACTACAAGTAGTGCAGGAGATCATTCAATTCCGTTAGCTCCAAGACTAGGTGGTGCAACTGCTCAAGCAACTGCTACTGCAACCCCTTTACAGGTGATTGCAAGAATGGCAAGATTGTTAGACACTCAGTTTGTAGACACTGATGGTAGATGGCTTGTTCTACATCCAACTTTCATTGAAGTCTTAAAAGATGAAGATTCAAGACTTTTAAATGGTGACTTCGGTGAGTCAGGTGGATTAAGAGCAGGACTACAAGTTGGAAGAATACATGGCTTTGATGTGTATATGTCCAATAACTTACCTGCAGTGGGTACAGGTCCGGGAACTACAGGTTCTGCGAACCAAAACTCAAACTATGGTGTTATCGTTGCAGGACACAGTTCAGCAGTAGCTACTGCAGAGCAAATCAATAAGACAGAGACATACAGAGACCCTGACTCTTTCGCTGATATTGTTCGTGGTATGCATTTGTATGGCAGAAAGATTCTCAGACCTGAGGCAATCGTAACTGCTAAATATAACGTAGCATAAGGGAGATATAAATGGCAACTTTTGATTTAACCTCTAAAGATACCACTGGTGTATTTTCCGATGTGATTGCGGCTATGCCATCGATGAAAAATACTAATGTAGCAAGAAATATTGAGGCTTATCTTGATATTGATGCATTAGTAGCAGCAGGTGGTAGTTTCTCAGACGGAGATATATTTCAGGTATTAGAAATACCTGCAAATACCCTAGTCATAAATGCAGGTGCAGAAGTGATGAAAGCATTCACTAGCAGTTGTACTCTTGACATGGATTTTGCAGGTGGTGATGACATTATTGATGGTGCAGATATAACCTCTACAGGTTTTTGTGCAGCAGGAACTAATGGTCAAACCAACGTCATAGGAACAGGTTCAGCCTCAACTTATACTCAATTTATAACTACTACAGATACTATTGATTGTACGATTGCAGGTGCTGCTCCAGCTACAGGCAGACTCAGAGTCTATGCAACTGTTATTGATTTAGCAGGTCATGGACTAGATGATAAGCCTGATGAAGTCGATAGAGACCAGTTAGCATAACTATTTAGGGGAGCAGGGTAACTTGCTCCTCTTTACACTTAGGAATTATAAATGTCAGGAACTTTTTTAACTCTTACAAATAAAACTTTGGCAAGATTAAATGAGGTACAACTTACCTCTACAACCTTTTCTACTGCTAGAGGTATACAAGTTCAAGCACAAAACGCAGTCAACGAAGCAATAAGATATATTAATCAAAGAGAATTTAATTATCCTTTTAATCATAGCACAGAAACTAAAACGCTAACTGCAGGAGTGGTTAGATATACAGTTCCGACATCAACAAAAACAATAGATTACAATACTTTTAGAATAGTCAAAGATAGTGATTTAGGAAATTCAGGATACAGACTAAATCAACTTGATTACAATGAATACGTAAATAGCGTTATAGATCAAGAAGATGAAATAAATACAACAACAACAAGCACTACACATACAGATAGTGTAGATACTATAACAGTAGCTAGTACATCAGGATTTGATTCTGCAGGAACACTACATATAGGAAATGAACAAATAAGCTACACTGCAATTGGTAGCAGTACAACATTTACAGGATGCACAAGAGGTGCTTTTAGCACAACTGCCGCATCTATAGCTAGTGGAGTAACAGTAGCACAGTTTAGTAAAGGTGGTATACCCGAATATATAGTAAGAACGCCTGATAACAATTATTTATTTTATCCGTTTCCTGATAAATCATATTCTGTAAAATTTGATTTTTTTACTTTTCCTTCTGATTTATCTGCGTCAACTGACACAACAAGTATACCTGAAAGATTTGATCCGATTATAGTAGATGGAGCAACTGCATTTGTTTATCAATATCGTGGAGAAACATCTCAATATCAACTTAACTTTCAAAGATTTGAACAAGGTATAAAGAATATGCAAACACTGTTAATAAATAAGTTTGATTATGTAAGGTCTACTTTTATACCAAGAGTGGGAGCATATAGCACAACTAACATTATCGGTAGGACAGTTTAATGCCTGACGCATCACAAGTAACTCCTGTAAATTTTCCGTTACAGGGGGGATTAGTTTTAAATAAATCAACATTTGCTATGGAGCCGGGTGAGGCATTAGAACTACAAAACTTTGAACCTGATATAGAAGGTGGTTACAGAAGAATAAACGGATTTAGTAAACTTGTTACAAACATAGTTCCACAAACAAGTGCATCCACAGAAGCAGTTTTATTATCTATAAAATTTAATGACAAGATTATAGCTGCAAGAGGAGAAAAAATATTTACTGCAACTGCAGGTAATAATTCTTGGACTGCAATAGATACAGGAAGAACAAGTGCTTCCACATACGACTTTGAAATATTTAACTTTGATGGTAATGATAAGTTTATAGTTGCAGATGGCAACAATGCACCAACAGTATTTAATACATCATTTAGTGCAACAGATGTATCTTCAGGTGGTGGTGGAGAAGTAACTACTGCAGTAACAGGTGCAAAGTTTGTTAAGGCATTTAAAGATCATATGTTCTATGCAGGAATGTCAAGTAACAAACAAGAGATAGTATTTAGTATACCTTTTGACGAAGATAGTTTTGCCACAGGTAGTGGTGCAGGTAGCATAAAAGTTGACGATACTATAGTAGGTCTGAAAGTTTTCCGAGAAGATTTATTTATTTTTTGTGAAAACAGAATATTTAAATTATCAGGAACATCAAGTTCTAACTTTGCAGTTACCCCTGTGACAAGAGATATAGGATGTGTAAATGGACAGACCATACAGGAATTTGCAGGTGATTTAATATTTTTAGCACCTGATGGTTTAAGAACAGTAGCAGGTACTGCAAGAATTGGTGACGTTGAATTAGGAACTATAAGTGCAAATGTACAACCTCTTTTCAATAGTAATATAGCCACTGCAACTAATTTTAATTCTGTTGTAATACCAAACAAAACTCAATACAGAGTTTTTTTCTCTAAATCTAATATATTAGAGAGTTTAACAGAGGGAGCTATATGTTCTTTAAGAGGACAACAGTTTGAATTTGCAAAGCTAAAAGGAATAAAACCTTCATCGACATCCACTTTTACAGACACAAGTGGCACGACAATAATACATGGTGGGTTTGATGGTTTTGTATATCAACAAGAGAGTGGTAACGATTTTGATGGGACTGCTATAGATGGTAAATATAGAAGTCCTGATTTAAGTTTTGGTGATGCAGGAATACGTAAACATATGCAACGTGTTCTTGTGAGTTACAAACCTGAGTCTTCAGTTAATGCAGACTTATTTTTAAGATATGATTATGAAGATCCTGATACACCAAGACCTGCAGCATACTCACTATCTGCAGAAGATATCGTAGCAGTATATGGAAGTGCTACATATGGAACTGCAACATATGGTGGACAGACAGAACCTTTATTAAGACAGTCTGTGGAGGGTTCAGGATTTACTGTCGCACTTAGAGTTAACGACAACGGAACTTCTGCACCATATGCGTTAAGAGGTTTTGGATTAGAATATCAAGTAGGAGCAAGAAGATAAATGGGAGCTACATACACTAGACAGTCCACATTTACTGACGGAGACATAATAACTGCTGCTCATAGTAATGATGAGTTTAATCAGTTATTAGCTGCCTTCGCATCAAGTACAGGGCATACCCACGATGGTACAACTGCCGAAGGAGGTCCTATTACTAAACTACTAGGTGATACACTAACGTTTGGTACAGGATCAGATACAGACATTGCAATAACTTTTGATGGTAACACATCAGATGGTGTTTTAACATGGAAAGAAGATGAGGATTATTTTGAATTTAGTGATGACATACTTATTGCTTCTTCAGAGAAGTTACAATTTAGAGATACAGCAATACACATCAGTTCAAGTACAGATGGACAATTAGACTTAGTAGCAGATGGTGCAGTTCTTGTAGATACTGCAGGTGATATTACTTTAGATGCAGATGGTGGAGATGTTGTACTTAAAGATGGTGGAACACAGTTTGCTTCTCTTACAAACACAAGTGGTAACTTAATAATCAAGTCAGGCAGTACAACTGCAATGACATTTGATGGTGCTAATGTAACTTTTGCGGGAACAGTAACCATAGGTTCTGCAGGTATATCTGAAGCAGAACTAGAGATACTAGATGGTGCTACAGTTACTACAGACGAGTTGAACATACTTGATGGTGTAACTGCAACAACTGCCGAACTTAATATTATGGATGGTGTTACTGCAACGACTGCAGAACTTAACATCATGGATGGAGACACAAGTGCTACATCTACAACAGTAGCAGATGCAGATAGAGTTGTATTAAACGATAATGGCACAATGAAGCAAGTAGCAGTTACAGACTTATCTGCTTACTTTGATGATGAAATAACTGCAATGCCTAACCTTGTAACCACTGCTGCTACAACAGTAGGTGCATTAGATTCAGGTAGTATTACAAGTGGGTTTGGTAATATTGATACAGGTTCATCTACAATTACAACTACAGGTTTAATTACAGGTGGTTCTTTAGATATAGATGATGTTGTCATAAATGGGACAACCATAGGTCATACAGACGATACAGACTTAATAACATTAGCAAATGGTTCTGTAACTATAGCAGGTGACTTAACAATCTCAGGTGATGATTTGACTATGGGTACTAATACTAGTGGTCACATCATGGTTGCAGACGGAACTAACTTTAATCCTGTAGCAGTATCAGGTGATGTTACTATAGCATCTAATGGTGCAGTAACTATCGCTAGTGGTGCAGTAGAAACTGCAATGTTAAATGCAAATGTTATTAGTGGACAATCTGCAGAAACATCTTTAGATACATCTAATGATACATTACTTTTACATGATGCAAGTGCTAGTGGATTAAAAAAAATTACACTTGCAACGTTATCATCAGGTCTTGGTGGTATAACAGATGTTGTAGCAGATACATCTCCACAACTAGGTGGTGATTTAGATGTAAATGGTAATGGTCTAGTATCTACATCTAATGGTAATATAGCACTTACACCAAACGGAACAGGTGTTGTAAGAATAGATGGTTCTAATGGTATTGATATACAATCAGGTTCTATATCTATTAAAAACTCAGGAACTCAATCTTACGTAGATTTTTATTGTGAATCATCAAATGCACACTATGCAAGATTGCAAGCTCCTGCACACTCTGCATTTTCAGGAAACATAACATTAACTTTACCTGCTACTACAGATACAATTACAGGTATTGCAGCAACACAGACACTTACTAATAAAACATTAACAAGTCCAAAGATAAATGAAGATGTAGCAGTTACTGCAACTGCGACAGAAATAAACATTTTAGATGGTGTAACCTCTACAACTGCAGAGTTAAATATATTAGATGGAGTAACATCAACTGCAGCAGAACTTAACATTCTTGATGGGGTCACTTCTACTGCAGCAGAATTAAATATACTTGATGGTGTTACATCTACTACTGCAGAGCTAAACATTCTAGACGGAGTAACATCTACTGCAGCCGAACTAAACATCTTAGATGGTGTTACATCAACTGCGACAGAATTAAATGTCATGGATGGTGATACATCTGCTTCTTCAATTACATTAGTAGATGCAGACAGATTAGTAACCAATGATGGTGGTACTATGAAACAAGTGGCATTGACTACTTTGAAAACATACTTGACTAGTGCAGGATTTTCAAGTGAAGACCCAACTGCATTAGCTATTGCATTGGGTTAAAAAATAGGATACAATTATGGCAAATACATTTAAATTAGTAACTAAAGCAGGTGTAACAAGTGCTGATGTTATTTACACAGTAGCAAGTTCTACAACTACAGTTGTTTTAGGAATTATGCTTGGTAATACAACAACAAGTCAAGTTACTGCAACAGTTACAATAGAATCAGACACAGGCAATAGGTCAGGTGGTAATGACGAAGCAAATCAAACTGTGGAGTTAGTTACAAATGCACCCATACCTGCAGGTTCATCCCTTGAACTTCTAGCAGGTAATAAAGTTGTAATGGAGGCAACTGACGTATTGAAGTTAACTGCATCAGGTGCAACTGACATAGCAGTATCAATCATGGAGATTACATAATGGGATATGTAGGTAATCCACTTCCTGCAAACTTTCAAGCCTCACCTGCAGTTGTTAGGTTCAGTGGCGATGGAAGTGATACTACATTCGCATTAGGTAGAACTATATCAAATGTCCAAGACATACTTGTATCAGTTGATGGTGTTGTTCAGGATAGCTCTGCTTATACTATTCCTGATGGGTCTACTCTTACTTTTAGTGCAGCTCCTTCCAGTGGGACAAACAATATCTTTGTATATTTTTTGGAGTTAGCAGGTGGTAATATTACCCCTGCAGCAGAGAACAAAGGTAACTTCAAAGGTGGTGGATTGTTTAGAACTAATGCACAATCATTAGGTGCAGACATAACAATACTTGCAACCGAAAATGCAAACGTCACAGGACCTCTTACAATAACAAGTGGTGTAACATTGACAATAGAATCAGGTGGAAGGCTCGTAACAGTATGAGTACAATCAAAGTAGATACAGTACAAAGCACAGGTGGTAGCACAGTAGCACTTACTGGTATAATGACTGCTAAATATTTTGTTCATTACGTTCAAGCTACTCCTGCTGTTAATAAAAGTCTTAACAGTAGTTCTGTAACAGATGCTTCAACAGGACATTTTACTTTAAATTACACGAGTGCTTTTGATGATGCGAACTATGGTTTGAATAGTGGTTTGGGTCAAAATACAGATGACGCAGATTCAGATAGAGGTGGACACTCTATTGGATTTGAAAATGGTGGAACAGTTAATACAACTTCTGCACAGTTAAATTATTTATATGGTGCAAGTCAAAGTTCTGCATCTGTTGATAATGATACTATTTCATTCCACACTTTATACGGAGACCTAGCATGAGTACCTTAAAGACAAACACCTTAACAGGTACAACTTCAGCAGGTGTTATTAATGTTACAGGAGAGGGTGGTAGCACAACACTTAATTTACAAAATGCTTTAACAAAATCCTTTACAAGAGTTAATGCCACTCAAGATAGCCTTCAAGTAAGTCATAATGTAAGTGGTATTACAGATGTAGCTACAGGGCGTACAACTAGCACATTCACTAATCCAATGAATTCAGCAACATTTGTAACAATCGGTGCATCAGTTACTTCTGTAGATAGGAATTCTACAACAAGCACTTTAGCTACAACAGGTTACGACACGAGATGTTTTACACAAGCAGGTGCAGCTTCTGATACTGCTCAATGCTCGTGTGCGATGGGAGACTTAGCATAATGGCAAACGGAACAATAGCATTTGATACATTAACAACATCTGATTCAGTTAAGTCTGGCACAGAAAAATCTATTGATACGAGTTACATTTTTAATGGTGTTGCTAAACAATGGTCTTTTTTTAATCAACAAACTCCTGCTATAGGAGATAGTTTAAATACTGCATCAATTACAGATAATTCAGCAGGAGAT